GGAGAGAAGGCGCTGCTGGTTTGCCGGGTCGTCGAGGGGGATCAGATACCAGTCGCTATGCACGTCGCCTACGCGGATTTGGATGAGGTTCTCTGACGCCTTGAAATAGGCGATGGAGCCGAGCCATGTCTCCACGTCCTTGAGGACGGTCTGCTTCATCTGCGAGAGGGTGTTACGCACAATGACCGCGCGTGTGCGCCTGATGCCGTCTGGCCCTGGCTGCTGCTCGCATGCGCGACGGAGAGACTCGAACATGCAGCCGGTCGTCTTACCGGAGCCTACGGGACCGAGGATGAAGCGCACGAACGCCTCACTCTCCATGAAGGACGAGATGGTGGCCGGCGCGTTGTAGCTGATCTCGTTGCCGACGATGCTGGTCTTCTGCTTACTCATCGTCTGCTTCCTCTGCGCTACCCTCTATAATCGGGGCCTTCTGAACGCTGATGCTATGCCCGCCGAAGTTGATGTTGATGGACACGCCACCGCCGCCTTCGCCCTCACTGACTCTCGCAGGGCCTCCGAGTCCGGCGATTGATTGGAGGAGTTTGGCCCCGTCAATCCGCACAGCGGGAAGCGTGCGGGCGTCGTTGATCAGCGAGTGCAGGTTCGGCAGGGTCATTTCAAGGCTGACCAGGGATTTCAACTGGACTCGCCGCCTTGTAGAGTCCGCGGCGTTCCATTCTTTGGCTGATTCCGCGAGTAAACGCCGGAAATCAGCGCTTTTTTGGAGGAAAAGCCACTTCGGGTCAGACGGCCCGTTGAAGCCGTAATCCTTCAAAATATCGTCTGGGGGACGTATATCTTGGGCCAATTCGCGCGCCATAGACGCGAAACTAGGGTCGAGAATAGCTGGTACTTGTGAATCCATGTCCGTCTGTGCCATTATATCGCTCCTGCCAGGGGGTCTAGCCGCGCCCTTAACTTGGCGGCTTTCTTATATGAGGGCAACAACGCGATGAGCAACTCAATTCTCGGAGCAGTTCAAGGACCGCCAGGACCGCCAGGGACACTAGGACCGTCAATCGCCGCCCCTGTGCAGACCGCGATGGTTCCTAATCGGGGCGGGCTGGTGAACATGAAGACGCCGGCAGAATTGAACTTGATGGACCGCGACAAGGAAGAAAAAGCGCGGCTGGCACGAGAGGCAAAACTACAGCCGGCGTATGACGAACTTGCGGCTTATGTGCGTAAGCAGTTCGACATTATGAAGCGCCATCGCGACAGTGCCCAAGGGTGGACCTCGCGCATGCTCGAATCGCTGCGCATGTTCAACGGCGAGTACGAGCCTGATAAACTGGCGCGCATCAGGATGTTTGGCGGCTCTGAAGTCTACGCCCGCATCGTCGCTGCTAAGTGCCGCGGGGCGACCGCGCTGTTACGCGACATCTACCTCGGCGCAGATCAGCGCCCATGGGCCATCGCACCCACGCCAAACCCGACTGTTCCAGACGATATGCGGTCAGCGGTTGAGAACCTCATCGCTGCCGAACTCGCCACAGCATCTATCGCTTCGCAGACTGGCTTGCCAGACATGGAGACGGGGCAACCGCTTGCGGCACCGTCTGAGGAGGAGGTTGTCGCCCGTCGCACGGCGCTTGAAACCGCGCTTGAGCAGTCCGTGCGCAAGAAGGCGATGGACGAGGCGAAAGAGGCGCAGCGGTATCTTGACGATCTCCTCGTAGAAGGCGGGTTCTACAAGGCGCTTTCTGACGCGCTCATGGACCTGTCCATGTTCCCGTTCGCCTACATCATCGGCCCAACAGTCCACATGGCGCCCTCGATCAAGTGGGTGCCTGGACCTGACGGTAAGAAGAAGGTGGAGAAAGTCACCACGTCGCGCATGTATTGGATGCGCGGCTCTCCGTTCGACCTCTGGTGGACACCTGGGGCATCGAGTGTTGAGTCAGCAGATTTCGTCCACCGGCAGCGTAAATCGCGCTCGGAAATCAACGCGCTTTTGGGAATCAAGGGGTTCAACGAAGACAACATCCGCAAGGTTCTGGAAGAATATCAGAACGGGCACGTTGAATCACCAGACGCGACGGACTCGACTCGCGCGCAGCAGGAGAGTCGAGAAGACCCGCAGATCAACGAGAGCGGGATGTTCGACTGCCTCACCTTCTACGGCTCCGTGCAGGGGCGCCTACTGCGTCAGTTTGGTATGAGCGAGAAGGATGTCCCAGACGAAACGCGGGATTATTCAGTCCAGCTATACATGATCGGCAACTATGTCATCAAAGCGATGCTGTCGCCGTCCCCGCGCGAGCGCCCGCCCGTCTACATCACGAGCTACAACAAAGTCCCCGGCACACTGGTAGGGAACGCCCTGCCGGATGTGCTTGGCGACATTCAGGATGTGTGCAACGCCTCGCTGCGCGCCCTCGTGAACAACATGAGCATGGCGTCAGGGCCGCAGGTCGCCATCAACGAAGACCTCATTTCCGCGGGCGAGGACACGTCGCAGTTGTTCCCATGGCGGGTATGGCGGTTCAACACTCGTCCCGGCATGCCGGTGAACAGCACCCCGGTTTCATTCTTCCAGCCGGCGTCGAACGCGCAGCAGCTTCTCGGCGTCTATGAGAAGTTCACCCAGATCGCAGACGAAACCAGCGCCATCCCGCGCTATATCACTGGTTCGGAGCGCATGGGCGGCGCCGGGCGCACGGCCTCTGGTCTGGCGATGCTCATGGGTAATGCGAGCAAAATGCTGCAAACCGTGGCGAGCAACATTGACATTGATGTTTTCGAGCCGCTGCTTCAATATCTGTACGACATCGTGATGTTGACAGATACGACAGGGCGACTCAAAGGTGATGAGAGAATCGTTGTCAAAGGGGTTACGGTTGCCATCCAGCGCGAAACTGAGCGTCAGCGGCAGCTTGAGTTTCTTCAGGCTACTGCGAACCCGGTTGATACGCAGATTCTTGGCATCCGCGGTCGTGGAGCGGTTCTACGAGCCGTCACCAACACTCTCGGGCTCGACGGTGAGTCAGTTGTACCGAGCGACGAAGAACTCATCCAGCGCGAGAAAACGGCGCAAGCAGCCGCCATGGCGCAGTCCCCGGCACCGCAGGGAGCCCCGCAGGATGAAGCCGCTGCGCAAGCCCAGGGAAACCAGACGGGCGGCGAAGAAACAGGTCCACGCGCGATTGAGGGGCCGCGTGTGAACTTGCAATCACAAGCCCCGCAATGAGGTCCGATATGATGAAGGGTATGAGTGGTAAGGGTAAGATGGGTGCGGCCAAGGGTTCCAAGGTCGTGTCCAAGGGCAAACTGCCGGGCATCGCCAAGGGCGGCGGTTCCAGCATGAACCCCATGGGCGGCACCATGACGACCGGCGCCGCAGTCCCGAAGGTGCGCAACCGCACGCCGAAGGCGTACTAAACGCCATGACAGAAGCCCCCGCGAGCCCGGTGGCGCTTGAAACTGCATTTCAAGCGATTCGCCGGGCTTCATCCCACAGTTTTGAGGCGCTCTATAAGTGCCTGACTGAGTTGGAATCGTCGGTTACGACCACACTTTCTAATGCTTCCAACTGCCCGTATTCGACATACCAGATGCTCGGACATCTTGCGTCGCTGCGACAGTTGCGCGAAGCGATGTCTGAGTGCGACGCACGAATTGACGAATACAACCGGCGGGTCTCCAACAAGCAAAAAGGAGTTTACTAATGAGTGAATCAAACATTCCAGAGGCGGTCAGGGCACGCGCCGCTGCCGCTGACGATTTAATCAAGACGCTTTCTGCTTCCGCTTCCGCCACAGGGGGTACTACGGAAGCGGACTCGCAGCCCGGCCAGCAGCCGGCTGCGACGGAGACGGAGGGCGGAGGGATGCAGCCCGCGCCTGTACAGGCACCGCCCTCCGTTGACGTTGTTCAGCCCCCGGTGAACGAAGAACTTGAGCATCTTCGCCAACAACTTGCCAAAGCAGAAAACGACCTGCGCACTTGGCGCGGTCGCTACGATGCCGAGGTGCCGAGGGAACGCGAGGCTAGGTTGCGACTCGAAGCTGAAATCGAGTCTTTGCGGGCGCGAATTACTGAGGCGCCAGCCCAGATCGCTGACTCGCCGGATTATAAACCCCCAACAAAAGACGAGTTGGAGGTCTACGGCCAGGATATGTTCGACCTCGCCAAGCGGTATGTCATGGCGGATGTCACCAAGGCTCTAGCGGCGCTTGAAGCCCGACTTCTGAACAAGCTCGAATCCGTGAACGCGGCTGTCGGCACAACGAAGAACCAAGTCGCGCAGACCGCGAAAGAGCGGTTTTTGGAGCGCCTTGGGGACGCGGTTAAGGACTGGCAGAGGGTCGATTCTTCGCCGGAGTTCAACGCATGGTTGGATGAAGTTGACCCCCTCTACAACCTGCCCCGCAGAAATGCGCTTGACATGGCGGTTCAAAGCCTGAATGATGTGCATACAGCGCGCATCTTTACCGCGTTCCTGAGCCAGCAGGGCGTGGGGGAGTCGCAAAGTGCAAAGGCGTCGGGTGCGGCGCCGGCTTCTGGTACGGAGCCTCCCGAGGCCACCGCCCAACAGCCGACAACCGGCCCGACGCTTGAGGACTTCGCCGCTCCTGGGAAGCCATCGCCCTCGCAGACGCCGGAACCGGCTAAGCCTGGGGCAAAAGTCTGGACAGTTGCGGAAATCCAATCCTTCTATCGCGAAGTGTCGCGTGGAGCGTATCGGAGCCGTCCAGAAGATAAGGACCGCATCGAGCGTGACATTGCTGAAGCTCAACGCGATGGCCGGGTGAAGGCCGCATGATCCCCTTTCCAATCACTTGAGCCGGCAGCCGCGATAGGTTGTTGGCCCACTAGCAGGAGTTAGCAATGGCTTACCCTATCGCGGCATCGCCGTTTTCTGGGTCGAACCCGAACCCCGCCTACTCGACCAATTTCATTCCTGAAATCTGGTCTACGAAGCTCATCGAGAAGTTCTACGACGCGACGGTTCTCGCCGCGATCTCGAACACCGATTATGAAGGCGAGATCAAAAGCCATGGTGACAAGATCATCATGCGTACGCGCCCGACGATCACGATTCGCAACTACGAATCGAATCAGGAACTCGTGGTTGACCGCCCATCTTCTCCGACCCTGGAAATGCTCATTGACCAGGGCAAATACTTCAATCTGCATCTTGACGATGTGATGAAGATTCAGTCCGACATTGACCAAATGAACCAGTGGTCGGCTGATGCTTCTGAGCAAATGAAGATCGTGATTGACACTGACTGCTTGCTGCAACTGGTGAACCAAGCCACGGCGCGCAACCGCGGCACGGGCGCCGGGCGCATCTCGCAGAACATCAACCTCGGGGTTGCTGGTACGCCTGTCACGCTGTCTCGTACGAACATCATTGACTACATCATCCTGCTTGGGCAGGCGCTTGACGAGCAGAACATCCCCGAGAACGGTCGTTGGATCGTGATTCCGGCTTGGGCTGCGTCGCTGCTCAAGCGCTCTGACTTGCGCGATGCGTCTTTGACCGGCGACGGCACCTCCGTTGCTCGTAACGGGCGCTTGGGCATGATTGACCGCTTCACGCTGTACAACTCCAACCTATTGCCGACCTCGGCTACGGATGGTGTGGTTGGTAACGACGCGGATGGTGCGACGTACATCTACGCCGGCCACAAGAACGCTTTCACCTTCGCGTCGCAGATGACGCAAATGGAAGTGATGCGTTCTGAGCGCACGTTCGGCAACCTGATGCGCGGCCTTCAGGTCTATGGCCGTAAGGTCATTGACCCGACCGCGTACGCCCAACTGTACGCGAAGCCGGATGCTTCCGCTGGTACGCCTACCTAATCAGGCGTAAATGGTAGCCCGCCAAACGGCGGGCTACTTCCTTTAGGGGGACGAAATGCCGCGCACTGTTGAGAACGTGATTCGTGCAGCCAGGGTGATCATACAGGACGAGCGCTCGCCCTTCCGTGTGTCGGATGATCAGATGGCGATGTACGTCACTGAGGCGGTGTCAGAAGCGCGCCGACTGCGCCCAGATTTATTCTTGACGACGCTCCGCGATTCCATACCACTCTACACCGCTGCGAATATGGCGACCATAATCCCACTGCCGGATATGCTCTTTCCGCAAATGGTGAATTACGTCGCGGGCCGCACTGACCTGCGCGAAGACACGTTCTCGCAAGATGGCCGAGCTATCCTGCTCATGCAGGCGTTTGGCGTGGCGCTGGTAGGGGGTAAACCACAATGAGCGAGACTCTCGGGCTTTTGGAGTCTATTCGCCAAGCGGCGCTGCTGCGCCTTACCGGCGCCCCTCCTGAAGTCGTTGACCTAGAATCTCGGTGGGTCGTCTCTGATTTCCTCGCGCGCTCACGGGTTTGGAGGCGTACGATTGCGCTCACCCCTAGCGACGGGACTGAGCAATACGCCCTTGGTATCGCGAATCACGAATCGGCCACGCTCCTCCTGGGGGCGGTTTATAGCGGGCGCGATTTGCTGCTGACCACAAACCCGCTCGCGACGATGCAGGACGGCTTACCGACGGCGGTAGCGCTTGTAGACGACCGGACTGTGGGGGTTTACCCTACGCCCACCGCGGATGTCGTCGAACCTATCGAGGTCGAGGTCGCGCTGACTCTACTCCCAATGACAGAGTCAGCGCTTCCAGCCGTTGTGCGGCCATACCACGAGACCATTCTTCACGGCGTTCTCGCGCGCATGTACCGGATACCGGACAAGCCCTACACCAATCAGCGCATTGCGCCTGATCACCAATGGTACTACGAACGTGGGGTGTTCGACGTAAGGCGTATGGCTGACGGCGGGCGCGCTCGGAACGCCTTGTTCGTTCAGTTCGCACCGTTCGCGTGAGGGACAGATGACCGTTATTTTCAAGAACAATGCAGCGTCTACTCTAGCGGTGCAGGCGCAGCTATCGGATACATCTTTCACGGTCGCGAACGGCACGGGGAACCGCTTTCCGCTCCCCTTGGCTGGCGAGTGGTTCTACGCCACGATCCAGCTAGGCGTGAACTATGAAATCGTGAAATGCACCGCTCGCGCGGGCGATGTTTTGACTGTTGACCGCGCCCAAGATGGGACTTTGGCCCGGCTATGGGGTGTCGGCGCGTCCATTGACATGCGGATTCCGAAAATAGTTTTGGAGTCCTTTCTGCAAGCGTCAGATGCTTCTGAAGTAGGTCTGGCGGTTTTAGGTGCTGTGGACGCAGCAGCCGCACGCAGCGCGCTTGGTGCGACAATAACGGGCGACGCGATCTATACAGCCGTTGACGCCGCAGCGGCGCGCATCGCCATTGACGCGGCTCAGGCCGTCAGGGGAACGCCGACCGGCGCCATGGTCGCTTTTGCTGGTGTGACAGCGCCGGCAGGGTGGCTTTTGTGCGCCGGCCAGTCAGTAAGCAGGGCGACATACGCAGACTTGTTCGCGGTCCTACAAACGACCTATGGCTCTGTTGATGGGAACTCGTTCAACCTACCGGACCTTCGTGGGCGCTCCGTCTTCGGTAAAGACGACATGGGCGGTACGGCGGCGGCGCGCGTTACAGCCGCGGTGTCTGGCGTCAACGGTACGGTGCTTGGCGCGGCAGGCGGCTCTCAGTCATCTGGTAACACCACACTGACCGTAGACCAGATACCGAGCCATACACACAGCGGTACAGCTTCTTCAAACGGCGACCACCAGCACGGTACGGGAGGGTCGGGCGGGCAAGGTGGCGGGATTCTTAACGATTGGCGACCGGGCGGTAGTAATAATTATATCCTTCAATATGGGGGTACTGATGTGTTTACCACCAGCGCAAACGGTGCGCACAACCACACGCTAAACATAAACGCTATTGGCGGCGGGCAGGCGCACAACCATACCGCCATACCGCCAGCCGTGATTCTCAATTACATCATCAAAACCTGAAAGGGGGTTCAGATGGCTTCTCGTTCTCAACGCGCCGTCCGTTTTCGTGAGGGGTACGACGGTGCAGGCGTCACCGCGTATCAGCGCGGTGAGCGGTCCCTTCGCACGAACCTCTATCAGCGCACCGAGGCGCTGAAGGCTGGTGGTAAGCCGCCGCCTGCGAACACGGTCGCCCCCGCCGTCACCGGCACCACCACGGTCGGGCAGACACTCACCACGACCAACGGCACATGGACTGGCGTTGCGACGCCGACCTACGCGCGTCAGTGGTTCCGTGGGAATCATCCTATCGCTGGCGCCACGAACACCACCTACGTTCTTCAGGCCGCAGACCAGGGTTATCACGTCTTCTGCCGGGTGACGGCGACCGACGCGAACGGGTCAGCCGTGGCCCTCTCCAATCTACGCGGTCCTATCGCGTAAGACTCTATCGAAAACCAAGAGTCATAGGAGGAAATAATGGAGCAACCCCGTACGGAATCTTGGCATCTGGATAAGAAAGTGCCTCTCGCGCTAATCCTTACTATGGCGGTGCAAACCGTTTGCGTGATCTGGTGGGCCGCTTCGCTTTCGACGCGAGTAGACCACCAAGAGCGCCAGATTGCGGGTCTGGTGTTGTCAGAGCAGCAGACCAAGCAGGAAGCGCGCCGGATTGGTGAATGGCTGTCGCGCGTAGACGAGCGTATTGCAGCCCAAACCGAAATGCTGCGTCGCCTGGAAGTGACGCTGACCAGAACACAACCGAGCCAAGGAGGTAGGTGATATGAAGGCCAAACAGAGCCGTGGCTACCGTAACAACAACCCCGGCAACATTGACTGGAACCCACGGAATAAGTGGCAGGGCCAAACAGGCATTGAGACGACCGGCTCCCCGCCGCGTTTTGCCACTTTCCAAAGCGCGGAATACGGCGTTCGGGCCTTGGCCGTGCTTTTGACCACTTATCAGGACCGGCACAATCTTCGGACCATCCGGCTTATCATTCAGCGTTGGGCGCCGGGTAACGAGAACAACACCGACGCCTATGTGGCGGCGGTAGCCCGCGCCATGAAGGTATCAGGCGAAAGCCATATCCTTGATATGCACACCTACGCCGACCTTCGCCCGTTGGTGGAGGCCATCATCACGCATGAACTTGGTGGGCAGCCCTACCCGGCCTCAGTCATTGACGAAGGCTTGCGCCTTGCGGGGGTGCCCAAGCCCGTCACGACGGCAAGCGAAGCTGCCAGCACTTCGACCGGAAAGGGCGCCTTCACGGTCGCCGCTGCGGCTTCTGCGGCGGCTACAGCAGCGCCGGCCATGCACAGCCTGGGCGCCCTGCCGCAATGGGTGGGTGTGGCACTGGTGGTAGCCGTGGCAGCCGTGGCGGTGGTCTATGTGCTGACGCAGCGCAGCCGCAGGGGCGCGTGATGTTCTGGCTCATGTCCATTGTGGGTTCCCGCGTGGCGAAATACGCAGCCATTGTCGGGGCTGTGTTTGGAGCGATAATCGCTATATGGGCCAAAGGGCGGAACGATGGCTCGACTGCGGCGCGCATGCGCTCCACTCAGAACGAGTTGAACTCAGCAAAGGAGAGAGCCGATGCGGATTCTAGGGCTGGTCGCGAGTCTGATCCTGCTGAGCGGTTGCGCCGCGATTGGTCGCGGTAACGAATGTGTTGCATGGCGCCCGATTTTGGTTCATGGTGACGACCATCTGACGGTAGAAACCGCAAGGGCTGTTCTGGCGCACAATCTAACTGGCCGGCGACTCTGTGGCTGGTGAAAGGACCGAACCCAATGGCAAAGAAACCGATGAAGCCCTGCAAGGGGTGCCCGACTCCGGCAAAGTGCGCAAAAGCCGGGAAGTGTCTGGGGTCTAAGTGATGGCGAAGACGCCGGCATGGACTCGCAAGGAAGGGAAGAATCCAGCTGGCGGTTTGAACGCCAAAGGCCGGGCGTCCTACAACCGCGCGAACCCTGGTAAGCCTGGGCTGAAGCCACCCCAACCCGAAGGCGGGCCAAGGCGGGATAGTTTTTGCGCTAGGTCTGATGGCCAGCGCAAAATGCACAACATCAGTTGTTCCGAAACGCCGAAGAAACCTATATGCAAAGCGCGACGGGTATGGAAGTGTTAAGGAGTCGGTTATGGCAAACGTAAAGATTTCGCAACTTCCCGTTGCTTCGGCTCTCGCTGGCGAAACGCTTTTTGAAGTCGTTCAAGGAGGCGTGAATAAAAAAGCGACGTTGGATGATATTCAGGCCGGGCTCACTGGAAAAGCGAACACCGTTCATGGGCACACCATCAACGATGTCGCTAATCTGCAAACCGCGCTTGATGGGAAATCGAACGTCGGCCACCAGCACCTTGCTACTGACATCACAAACTCTACCTCGGCGGGTAGGGCGCTGCTCGTCGCCGCGAACGTAGCGGCGCAGCGCACGCTCCTTTCTATCAACAACGTCGATAACACGAGCGACGCGAATAAGCCGGTCTCGACCGCGCAGCAAACTGCGCTAGACGGCAAATCGAACGTCGGCCACCAGCACACCGCTGCTGACATCACGAACTTTAACGCGGCGGTCAACGCTGCGATTCAATCCGTCGCGCGCACGATTTACGTACAAGAGATCGGTTCTGACACAAATGATGGGTCGTCTTTATCGAAGGCGGTGGCGACCATTGAGCGCGCGATTCAGCTTGCGACGGCCAGCGGCAGCCCGGCGCTGATCGAAGTGTACCCTGGCGATTATGTGACGCAGGGGAACCTCGACCTGCCGGATGGCTGCGTGATTCGGTCAGCACATCGGACAGCTACCATTCGCCCTGCGCCGGGCTTCGAGACCCGCAACGTCTTTCGCATGGGTTCTGGCTGTTTCGTTGAGGGGTTTCTGATTGAGGACTTCCGCCTCGACAGCCTGACCAACCCGACCAGCGGCTTCGCCTTCAGTTTCCGCCCCGGCGCCGTGATCAACCGCGTACCGTATGCCCACAAATGCGCCATCCGCACCGGACGGACGTGGGGGCCGGTCGCGCCGCCGTTGGACCGCAACGCATCTCCTACAGCCAACCCCGCCGTGGGTATCGGTGGCGGTGTTGTGCTGGCCGATGGGCTGGTGTGCAGCCCCTATAGCCCGTATCCCAACATCATGACCTGGGGCGCGACTCCCGTTTCTCATAACGGAATCGGCTACTGCGCCAAGAACGGCGGACTCATCAACGCGGTCAACGCGGTTTCGATGTGGGCGCATAAGCATTTTCTGGCGATGTCTGGCGGGCAGATCGTCCTTTCGGCCTGCTCGACGCAGTTCGGGGATTTCTCCCTCGCTGCTGAGGGCTACCGCGACATTGTAGTGCCGGCTGATGTAGCGGGCACCCCGTCTGTACAGACCACTGCTGCTGGACTTGTGGCGGCAGCGCAGACCACCATTATCAACAATATGTGGGCGGCATTGGTCGCGGGCGGCTACACGACCGGCTGGACCGCCGAGGATGAAACCTTCACGCGATACGACGCGGCGCTATTCCTTCAGTGCATCCGGTGGGGTCTGGAATACGCCAACGAAAAGCCGATCCAAGACTTTGCGGCGGGCCTGTTCAACGCGGTAGGGGCGCCGGTTTTTGACGCCCTGAAACTCGGGGCGTTTGTCTTTTCGTTCAATAATATGCGCGATCAGATCAACGCACTCACCGGAATGGCGGCTTTGCCCGACGCGCGGGATATGGTGACGAATATGACTGCGGCGGTCGTTGACACGATAACCGATCTTACCCCCACGTTCCGCCGCGAGCCGAGCAAAATCACGGCAATCGGTCATACATGGACGGCGGTAATGGCGGGTGTTGCCCTGGCGCGCATTCCCCCGGCCAATAACGCTGCAACCATCCGCGACAGCATCCTTGAGCAGAATGAGGGCGTGGTTGTCGCCAGCGGCCAAGACGACCAAGGCAACGCTATTTTCGTGGGTGGTTTGGAGATCAACGCCGACACAGGTGAGTTGACTGGCCCACCGTTTGATTCCGCCGTGCGCCGTGTAGCGACCCGCACCGCTATCGCAAGGAGCTTCTGATGCCCCGCATTACCTGCAAGACGCCCGCAAGCGGCAAGCCGTTGAACCTTACGCGGGTTGATATTCCGACGACCTTCACGACCCTTGCCGACGCGCCGGATTTTTCCGTGCCTGATCCGAGTGGGTCATTCACGACACGCGACCCGGCAGATAATACGCGCGCCATTCGCCCCGGCGAGATATTCTTGCTGACGCCGCTTGCGGTTTACAACAAGACAGCGACGGCGCGGTGGGTGGAGGTGCAGTTGGTTACTGAGGCAGGAACTACGATTCTTTCGCCTGGGCGAGTCACGGTTCCAGCGGGCGATACGGTCTATATCCCCGTGCAGGGGCGCAGTTTGGTGAAGCGGGTTCCCGGTGGCGCCAATGGCGACCGCCTCCAAATTCGCGCCGAGGCTGCGGCAGCGCTTGATGTTTGGGGCAGCGCCGAAGAACGCCTTTCGGCTGAACATATCGGGGTGGTGTGATGACCGAACGGCTTGGAAGCGGGCGCGGGACGCTTGTTGGACGTGGGGTTGCGCTGCCGGTCCCCATCGCGCTTGAGCCTGCGGCTTATGCCGGCGCTTATGCCTATGGCGAAGATGGGCTGGTGTATTACTGCGATGGTGCGACATGGCTGCATCCAGAAGGGCGACGCCCGCACCGGGTTGTTACCAGCGCCTACACGGCAGTTTTGACTGATGCGGGGCGCCTAGTTTCGATTTCAGTGGGGAGCGTGACTATTCCGGCAGGTGTTTTCCGGGTGGGTGATAAGTTTTCAGTTCTGAATAATTCCACGCAGACGCGCGATGTGCTGCCGGGGGCGGGCGTTACGATCTATTTGGGCGGCTCCGCGCAGACAGGCCCGCAAACCATCAGCCCTCGCGGCCTCGTGACGATTGATTGCGTGGCGCCAAATGAGTTTGTCATGTCCGGCAATGCCGCCGTGCAAGTAAGTCCAGAGGGCATTACCCTCGTTGCGCCGAATTTTATCACCGCGCCGCTTAATGTTGAGAGGGCGCAGGCTGCGGGCGTGAGGTCCACCGCGTTGGACCTTTCGGGCAGCCTGGCTTTTTTTGCTGCGGATGCGCCACGTTTTAACGACGCGGCGCAGGGTCTGTCTATCGAGCGCCAGACCACCAACAATATCCGCAACCCTAACCTTGAAGGTGCTGTCGCCGGAACGCCGGGGACAACGCCGACAAACACGCTTATGAGCGCGGCTGGCATGACTGGCATTTCAACTGAAGTCGTTGGATTCGGGTCTGAAAATGGGTTTTCGTATGTAGATTTACGCTGGTTTGGTTTGAGCCCAACGGGCGGTCGGCTGGCTTTTTGGATGGAGCAAAGCCTTCAAATAGCCGCAACAATAGGCCAGACTTTTTCACATTCCTTATATGCAAAAGTGGTGGCAGGGACATATCCGACAGTTGGGTCTATCTTTGCAATCGTTGAGCAGGATGCTGATGGCGGCACAATAGGACTTCCTTTGTTGGCGGCATCGGCAGGCCCTCGCAGCGCGGGCACACCGATCTCGCAATGTCGCATCACCGCCGCAGGGTCGGTGGTTGCATCAGGAACGGCGTTTATCCGCCCAACATGGCGGTCGGAATTTGTTGCGAGCAACACAAGTATAGACGTTACCATCCGCTTCGCCGCCCCGCAGACAGAGCTTGGCGCCACGGCTACCAGCCCTGTGCTACCGCCTGTCGGCACAATCGCCGCCGCAACGCGGGGGGCTGACATTGTAGGGGCTGCGCTTTTGCAATTAGGCATTGGCGGCAACGGCGCCAGCACCGTTTTGTGGACTGGTTTGGTTCCGGTTTTCCAGCCCGCAGGGCTTCATACTTTGGCGTGTTTGGATGATGCCAGCACCAATAACCGCGTCACCATGCGCATCAACCAAACAAGCGGGCAGCTTGAAGTGATGCGGGCGCTAAACGGAACGGCTGTCACGGCCAACGTCGGCGCTGTGACGGCGGGGATAAGGTTCAAAGCTGGCATGTCCTTGGATGGGGCGGGCCGCGTGGCAGCAAGCCTAAACGGCGGCGCCATCGCCACCGTGACCGGAGGGCCTGCATCTGGCCTGACGCGCTTCCGGCTTGGCAACATCGCTGATCTGTCTAGCCCGCTGAACGGTGACGTGACGCGGTTGCGAGTGCTGCCTTTCACGGTGTCCGACGCAGAACTTCAATCTTTGGTAGGAGGTTTGCCATGAGTGATGAATTGAACCAAGACCCGAATGAGTGGGTGCCGCAGGGTTTCTTTGGCCCGGTTGCGGTCGCAACCGCAGCTAAGGCCATCACAGACCAAGACTCACGCGCGGGCGCCTGGATGCCGCCGCAGGGCGCTCCGCCTATCGCGGTAGATATAGACGGCACACAGGCGATGTTCGCGGTGCTGACGCGGCGCCACAGCCCGATCCCGACGCCGGAGGGGCTACTGCAAGCCGACCCGGCAATGGTTGGCCGGTTGGTCAATGCGTGATGACCCTCTACGCCGCCACGCGCGACCTGCACCATGCCTGCGAGTCGCATCCGGTCGGGCAGCGCATGAGCGCGGGCACGGTTACGCCCCAGGAATGGGCGGATTGGCTGGCGGCGTTTCGCACGATTCACCAAGCCATTGACTTCTATCTGCCGCTGCACCTTACCCGCGTGGCGCTGCTGGATGCTGACCTCGCCATGATGCAGGCAGAGCATCGTGTGATCGGGCGAGCGCCGGAGGCTGCGCGGCACTACAGCGCGCGTTTGGTTGATGAGAGCGCGCGGCTTGGCGCAGCCTATGTGCTGCACGGCGCGCACAGGCGCGGCGGCGCGGTCCTGGCAAAGACCATGGCCTCACTCCGGTTTGCGACTGCGCATGTGTTCTACCCCCTGCCGGCAGAGGCGGAGGCGTTTGTGAAGCAGTTACGCGATAGGTCGGAACTGGCCACAACCGCCACGGAGACCTTTCGTGTGCTGCTGGCTTGTATGGACGAAATAAATGGTTAGCATCCGCTTTGAACGCTTCGCAGGAATGGCGCCGCTTGTGTCGTCGCGGCTGCTCCCGCCAAATATGGCCGAGCAAGCGTTCAATGTGTCTTTGCGAAATGGCGAACTGCGCGGCGTTCGGCAGCCCATAAAGATCAAAGAGTTTCCTTCATCGCCGTCCTATGGATGGGCGGTGCGCGTCCCTGACCCCGCTGCTCCATCGGCCCCGGTGTGGATTCCGTTCGTCTCGAAATACGCCGACTTCTTCCCAAACCCGCTGACGAACGACGCCTTTGATCGGTACGTGTGGCTGGACAATAATGCCCCCGGCACCGCGGCGTTTCCGGTGCAAAACAGCTTCGCGCGCATCAAGGCGGCGCAGCCCACGATCCAACTAGGGGTGCCGGCGCCGACCAACGCGCCTACAGTGACGATCACTGGTGGCTCCAACATCACCGTCACTCGGTCCTATGTCTATACCTACGTCAATATCTTCAACGAGGAAGGCGCACCATCTGACCCGGTGACGGCGACGGGGCACCTGAGCGGTACGTGGACGATCACGGGCTACATCAACCCGGCGAACGCCACGACTCGCGGCCTTAATCGAATCCGGCTCTACCGGACCATATCAGGGTCTATTGGCACGCAGTATTTCCGCGTCGCAGAGTTCGCGATCAACACGACGACATATACCGATTCCCAATCCGATGCCGCCGTAGCACAAGTCGGCATTATTTTGGAATCAACCATCTGGGCTGAACCCCTTCAGATGGAGGGCGTTGCGCTTATGCCCAACGGCTTTTTAGCTGGATGGAAAGGGCGCGATCTATACTTCTCCGAACCATACCGTCCGTGGGCGTGGCCGGCAGAGTACACGCTGTCTGTGGATCACCCGATCATTGACTGTGGTGTTGTAGGGCAGACGCTCATCGTCCTGACTTCTGTATCGCCTGTGTTCGTTACCGGCGTCAGCCCGGCAGCGATGAGTATGGCGAAGCTAACGCAAGTTGAACCATGCGTGTCAGCGAACTCCGTCGCGTCATCGCCAGAGGGCTTGTACTACGCATCCCCGAACGGACTCATTCTGATCACGCCGCAGGGGCTCGTGTCCGTCACGCAGAACATAGTCGGGCGCGAAGTTTGGCAGCGTGACTTCTTGCCGTTCATCTCGGATGCAGTCGTCTACGACGGACAGTACATCGCAGCCGGTGAATCAGGGGACGGGTTTATCTTCGGTGCGCTTGGCGACCAGCCCTACATAACGAAGCTGATCAACTTCTCCACGATTCAAAGCGTGTGGGTGGACCCATATACGGGCCAAGTTCATTTGACTATGGGCAACGATGTCTATGAGTGGGACTCGTTGATGTCGGGATATATACCGGCTCAGTGGGTCAGCAAGGAGTTCCAATACCAGCGCCCGATAAACCTCGGCGCGCTTATGATCTCGTTCAACAACGACGTGGATGTTCAGTCCCCGTTCGTTGAGACGTTTTTGCGACTCACGGAATCCGATGATGTGCGGATTACCGAGGATTTCAATGAGCGCATTTTGGAGCAGATTCTCGACCCCACAAGTTCTATCCCGGTCGGCGGGCCTTGGCCCGAATACACGTCTATCATTGGGTACAACCAGATAAACGGGGCGACTATCAACGTGAACCCGCTGCATGGGGAGTACCCTCCTGGGAACGGCTACCCCACAAAAGCGTGGCCGTACTGGTACGGAATCGTTAGGGAGAACCCCGAAATCACACTCACCCAAAACGGCAAATGCGAGGTGATCGTATATGCTGCGGGTGAGCTTGTGTGGCAGAGCGTGGTTGAAGACGGGGTTGCTTACCGGCTGCCAAGCGGCTTCAAGTCGGAGCGGTGGCAGTTCGTGGTGACTACCGCCGTGCCGGTGTTCAATCTTCAGGTAGCCGAGACCTCTAAGGAGTTGGCCGTTGTCTGAGAAGTTCCCCTCAGTACCGACCGTCACAGAGACCATCAAAAGTCTTTACCGGACTATTGACGCGCTCAAGCAGGTCGTGGAACTCCTCATCGGGACGCGCGGCAGCGGGGAGCTTTCGGCTGTCCTAAAACGCGACTTGGTTCTGAAGCCCCTTCAGTTGCAGGTGTTCACCGTTCAGACGCTCCCGATTGCGCGTGATTGGAAATACTGCATCGCCTATATCGAGGACGGGCAGGGCGGGAGACATATCGTGGTCAGCGACGGCCTAGTATGGAAATACGCCGATGGGGGCCACGTATGAAAACCGTGGTTCTCAACGACGTGCAAGTTGGGGAGTTCGTGGCCGACCGCGCCAAGTGCGAATACGTCCCCGGCGCGCATACGACGATAGGGGTTGTGGACGACTCGCAGCCTATTGGGAGTCCGTCTCGCGTGCATGGCGGGGTCATTTTCTGCTCCTACACGGGGGCCTCGATCTGGATTCATGTCGGGGCGCGCAACGAGAAATGGCTCACACCAGACATGCTCTGGTGTACGTTCCACTATCCCTTCGTCCAGCTTGGATGCAGCCGGTTGTATGGTGTGATAGAAAGCGACAACGAGCAGTCGTTGAACTTCGCCCTGAAGTTGGGGTTCAAGGTGCAAGCCGTGCTGCCGGGACTATTTGTTTCCGGTGCCGGTGTTGTGGTATGTATGGAACGTGACGAGTGCAGATGGTTGCGGATCAAGCCACGCAACCTGAAAGGGGGCTGATATGGGCGGCGGTAAGGGTCAGAAAGTCGCGGCTCCCGATTACTCGGCGGTAGCCGCCGCGAACAAAGAGTCCGCGGAACTCGCCGCGACTGTTTCACGCGAGCAGCTTGCTTGGGCGCGCGAACAGTACGCTAAAGACCGCGAAGTAACGCAGCAGTTCCTTGACGTGATGCTGCCGAACATGGTCAGCGAGTCCGAAGCAGGCGCACGCGAACGCGCACGATACCAAGAAGTCTTCCAGCCCGTGGAAGACGCACTCGCCCAGGAGGCGAAGGATTATGCTTCACCGGAGCGCATGGCGCTTGAGGCTGGCAAGGCTCAGGCTGACGTGGCGCAGGCGTTTGACGCACAGCGCCGAGGGGCTCTGATCGCGCTTGAGAGTTACGGGGTTGACCCATCCCAGGCGCGTGCAGGCGCGCTTGACCGCTCCGCGCGCATAACCCAAGCCGCTGCCAGTGCCGGGGCTGCCAACGCCGCTAGGACTCAGGTGGAGAACGTGAGTCGCGCGCTCCGTGGCGAAGTCATCAACATCGGTCGCGGGTATCCAGGCAGCATCGCGCAGGCGTACACCACAGCGCAGCAGGCCGGTGGCGGCGCGGTACAGTCGAACCTTCAGACGACAGCTTCGGGCGCGAACACCATGGGCACCGGCATGCAATGGGGCGGGCTGCAATCCGGCTTCTTGCAGAATTGGGGCTCGAACGTCGATTCGCAGGGTAGGGCTTGGGCAGCGGGGCAGCAGGCGCAGGCGCAGGCCACAGCCGGTATTGGTGCGGCGATTGGTGGGCTGGCCGGGCTTGCCATGGCGCCGTATACTGGCGGGGCCTCGAACATTGGCGCGCTCCTGGGTGGTTTGGGTGGCGCTGGCAAAGTTGCCGGTGCGCAGGGCGGGCCAAAAGGGTGAGTATTGTAAGGGGAGGTAACTAGATGGCATCGTTCGGAGAGGCGCTCGTCGGCGGGTTCACGCAGACTTACGGCACGCTCGCTCGCGGCGCGCTCCAAGCAGAGCAGGCCGCGTATTACCGCAACCAGCGTGAAGGGACTGAGGAGTTTCAGCGTCGGGGTCGCGAGTTGCAGCGCGAGTTGGGTATTGATCCAAACGCTCCCGTGCCGGCGCCCCAGGCTGCACCGGAACAGGGACAAGCCCCTGCGGCTCAACCCCAACAGGGTGCGGTCCAAGGCGCCCTTGGCGGGGCTCCTGCTACTGCGGCTCAGCCCCAACCACAACAAGCGCCCGCTCCCGCTCCCGCGCCACAAGCGCCGCCACAAGCCCCTGTCCAAACAGGCGTAGCGACGGGGGCGCCTGACCGCCGCCCGCCAGTATCGCCGGAAGATTTCGAGCGCGCTGCGAACAGTGGCGACCCGATTCTCATGGCCTCCGCTGCCGGAGCGGTTGTTGGCGCTCAAGGTGGCGTGCCTGGGCAGGTGGGAGACACGCAAGGGCCTCGGCAGTTGGTGAACGAAGTAGCCGCCGCAAACGGCGGTGTGCGCGGCCCGCTCACCCGTAAGCACTGGAACATCTACTACGAGCGCCGTATCAACGATGCCATGGAACTCCTGCCGCCAGATCAGGCGGTGCGCGTGGTCGGCATGCTCGATCAGCAGCGCCAGCGCGGGTTCGGTCAGATGGTTTCTCTCGCAGTTGCCTCGGCTGAAGCCGGTGACGCGGAAGGCACAGTTCGGGCGTTGTTTGGGGCATCCAATTTCAACCCTGACGGATTCAAAGATGATTTTCGAGTCGCCCCCGGTGGGCGTGGTATCGAGATCATCCGCACGCCTGAATCTGGTCAGGGCGAGCCGCAGCGAATGATTGTGCCTCTCAACCAAGTGCCGCGATACGCTACGGCGTTACTCGATCCGAAGTGGTCAATGACGCACCAACTGCAAGTGCGGCAGCTTGATGAATCCGCGCGTGCTGCTCGTGTGCGTGAGGGCCAGCAGGCCCAAGAATTGAAACTGCGCGGTGAAGAACGCGACGCGCGCCGAGCGTTCGACGCCCGAGGCGGCGAGGCTATTAACCTCACGCGCAGTATTGCGCGCATGGAAGGTGAGTACGAAGACGCTGTTGCTTCAGGGAACAACGAACAGGCGGAAAAACTACGCGCGAGTCTTGACGCTGAGCGCGGCAAGCTCACCGATGTTCTGGCGCAAGGCGTCAGCACATCCGCCGCTGCCGGTATGACGCGCGCTGAAACGGACGCCGCAAGGACTCGTATCCAGGCGCGAGTCGCGGCCACACGGCAGCAGCGAGTTAATACCCTTGAAGAAGT